AAATCATTTATTGACTCTGTTAAACAAGCCCTTAAAGACTTAAACTTTCTTAAGATTGGAAAAGACTAATGCCGTACCTTATGCAGCATGATGGTGGCGGTGACTCTCCAAGACCTAATAACTCCGCGTCTACTGTTACAGCAGCTCCCCTAAGCGTAGCGGACGCTCAAAAGGCAGTAGACAAGTTCCTCTCACTAGCTAGAAGCAGAGGTTATGCTAATGGCATGTTAGACCTAGACCCAATTGAATTTTTACAGGGTGCTGAGTTAAAGGCTTATGGAAACGCTACTAAAGTTCTTCTTGCTGCTCAAGAAGCTGCAGCAGCAAATGTGAATACATCTACAAAGGCTAAAACTAAAAAGGGGGAACTTGACCCTAAAGACTACAAATGGAATTTACCGCCGCACTCTTGGAGCTTACCTGTTCGTCCAATGACATTAGAACCAGACATAACTACGGGAGTCTCTGCCTATCAATTACAGGACGGTACATCTGTTAATTTTCACAACATGCGCCGCGGTCGCTTGTGGTTTTTTGGGGGAGCTGAAGAAATTAGTACATATGATGAAGATGGAAACGTTACTACCCTTGGAGCAGCAGCTGGCGCAGAGTCAGGCCCCTTTTCTAAAGAACTTTCTTCCAGCGGCACTAAAGCAACCGAGAGAGGTACGCTTGTCAAAGCCGACCAAAAGTATGGTTTTCAATTTTTGTGGAACCCTAGCGCCGTTAGCTCAAGTGTGTCACGAAACATGGACATTACCCCTAGCTCTGCGGATAGATTGAAGTCTGTAGTAGGAGCTTTCCCAGGACAAGAAACCGTTCAATTTAGTCTTGTTATAGATAGAGTTAACGACTTTGCTTGTATAAAAAGCATGTTAAAAGGTTCTGGAACTGAAGTTGTTGCTCGCAACCTAGAATCTATGTCAAACTACTATACAACAGGGTACCCTGGAGAAACAGAGCCGTTTAGTACTAAACTTAGGAATTTAATGGAGCAAGGAACTATGGCAGACCTTGAATACTTGTTTAAATCTATTAATGGTGGCAGCAACGAGTGGGTAACTCTTTTAGGTAAGAAAACTGCAAATATTGGGTTCTTAATGCCAACCCTTTTAGGTTTAGTGCTAGGACCCTCTACAACAACTAATTTGTCTTACGTAGGGTGGCTAACTGGACTAACAATGCAGCACGAAATGTTTACAGAAGAAATGATACCGCTTCGTACAACTGTATCTATTAACATGGAGTGTTTTGCTGGTTCAGGGATTGTGAACTCATAATGACTATTTTTAAAGGGTCTAGGTATGAGTACTCTACTATTGACTACGTTGCTACAACTTCTCAATTAGTTGAAGAGCCAATTGTGTTTTATAGACCCTCTGAACTTGGGTTAACTAGATACTGGGAGCACACTTATATAGAAGGGGAGCGTTTAGACGCTATTTCTTATAAATACTATAAAAACTCTGAGTATTGGTGGTTAATTGCTGAGTACAACCCATCAGTAGTTGATTTTATTAGTATTATCCCTGGAACAATTTTACGGATACCTAATGTTTAAATACATCTCTGTTAAATTTCCAGAAACAAGCTTAGGAATTACTACTTTGTATAGCGCTAGGCTTATACAAAATATGTATGAACATGAAATACTTATTGCTGAGTTTAAAGACTGGGGTTTAGAGTACGATGTGGTATCTTCTGGTACAGCAGTTTCTATTGAAATGGCAGATGGGGAACGCACACGTAACTTCTATGGGTATGTTCATCATGTAAAGCTAAAAAGAACTCCTGCTAACAACTTTTCAGAAGTTACCTTTGTTGGTGGGTCTTTTCCTATGAAACAACGCCGACAAGAGATATACAAGGATAAAACAGCTGACCAAATTATAAAATCTATAGCCTCTGACTACGACTTTGTTTGCTATGCCATCCCCCACCCAAGAGTGTACCCTCAAGTATCTCAAGCTGGAATTTCTGACTGGTCACTTATGGTTAAACTAGCTAAACAGTGCGGTTACAGCCTTAGAACTGAAAACACAGAGATTTATTTTCAACCTATGCTTGAAGACTATAAAGAACTTCGTGAAGAGGCGCCTAGATTTATAATGAACTACCAAAGCAGCCCAGCGGGCTCAACGTTATACTCTTTTGAAGCCGTTATTAGTGAGTCTATGCTTTATGACGGAGCTTGGAAATCAGCAGTAGCTATTTCAGGAGTTGATACAAACTCTTCGCAACCCGTATCAATCACGCAACAAGTAAGAAGCAAAACAACTAGAAATAAAAGTCAGCTTGAGTTTTTTGACAGTTTTGACGTTTACACCGTAGCTTTAAGTTCAGAAATAGCCGCCTATGAGGCTGAAGCAGCAGAAAACAGAAACTCTTTTCCTTACAGAGCTAAAGCTGAGGTCTTAGGCTCAGTTGAGCTTCGACCTGATATGCCTATACATATAACAGGAGTTAACTCTCCTTATAACGGATATTGGGTTATTTTATCAACAGACCACGTAATAGTAGAAGAACAAAGAAACGTTTTTAAATACACAACCATATTAGAGCTCGGCTCTGACTCTCTAGGAATTGCTCAAACTTGGACAGATTCTAAAACCATTACAGCCCCAAATAAAAAACCAAAACGAGTTATAAAGCCAAATGTAAAACAAACAAAAGTAAAACCAGTAACTAGGCTTAATGTAAAACGTAAGAGGGTTGTAGATACAAATAAAGGCTCTTTTGGTACTATAAACAACAGACCTAAGCCATCCGCAGTTAAGGGCAGGTCTACTGCCGCTAACACTTGGAAAAGTAAGACACGGTCATTAAATACGGTAATTGCCGCTAAGAAAAAGGGCGTCTCTGTTACAAATAGACTGGCAAAGAGAAGAGGCCTTTTACAATGAGTGAACAACGGTTTTACGGCTTATACAGGGGAATCTGCGTAGATAACTCTGACCCACAAAAACTAGATAGAATTACATTAATTGTGCCCCAAATACTTGGTGCAACCGTTACAGATTGGGCACTGCCTTGCATCCCTATAACTAACATGGCTGAGCACCTAAACCATCAACCCCATACTGCAGCTCAAGTAGTATCGTTAATCAGTAACCACACAGGGACTACCGACTCTGCGGGAGCAGGGCTAGCTGCACACACGCATACAGTTACCATATCAACTCACTCAGGCAACAGTAATACGCTTACACATCCTCACGTAACTATGACTGACCCTCTTGATAGAGACGGGACTGAAGAGGGCTTAGCCGCCGCAGAGCACACGTACCACAGAAACGTTCCCGAAATTGGACAGGCAGTATGGCTTATGTTTGTTGGCGGGGACCCTAATTTTCCAGTTTGGATGGGTGTTTAAATGTATAAATACGCAATGACATTACCTTTTACTATTGGGGCAAACGGGGTTGGCAAAACCTCTGATGTGTCTAAGATATGGAAAGACAGAGTCTACGGGGTTGTGCTTACAGGCCTTAATGAGCGAGTAATGAGCCCATCGTTTGGTACTCAAGTAAAAGCAGCTTTGTTTTTAAATGTAAACGACGCTATAATTTCTGTACGCCAGTCTGTTGAAATTGCGTTTTCAAGCTGGCTAACACCATTAACTTTAAACTCTGTAACAGGGTATTTGGATTCGTCAGACGGTAACTTAAATATAGAAGTGCTTTATTCTATACCTGGGTACATTGATGAGCAGAGTGTAACGCTAAAAACTGCTATTCTAAGCAGGTCTGGAGAAATTCTTTTGGAGGTAACAAATGGCTGAAATTAACTACGTCCCACAGGTGGATTACACCTCTAAGGATTACTCCGCTATACGCGAAGATTTAATTGACCTTATTCCTAATTATTTTCCTGATTGGGTAAGCCGCGACTCCGCTGACTTTGGCATTGTTCTTATTGAGTTATTTTCTTACATGGGGGACATTCTTAACTATTACATTGACCGCTCTGCAAATGAAGCGTTTATTACAACAGCAAGCCAAAGAGATAGCGTCATTGAGTTGGCTCGTCTTTTAGGGTATAACCCTACAACTACTGTAGCTTCTACAGTAACCTTGACGTTTTCTAACTCAACAGGTAGCACAATAAACGTACCTGCAAGTACACAAATAGCTACCTCGGCCTCAACCACTGGCGGAACTCAAATCATATTTGAAACAAACGCTGCAATAACTGTTCCAGCTAAAGTAGGAACTACAAACGGAACAATCACCGTTAAAGCCACTCATGGGGAAACAAAAACAGAAGAACTTACAACTTCTAATGGGTCTATTAGCCAAATCCGTGAGCTAACCTACTCACCAGTAACTCAGGGTTCAGCCTCTCTACTTATTGGGTCTTCTACATTTACCGAAGTGCCTTACCTTATTGACTATAACAACTATGACCCTGTGTTCTCTGTATACACCAATGCATCTGGGGTTTCTTTTGTGCTATTTGGAGACGGCGTAAGCGGTCGCATACCAACTTCTGGTGCAACTATTACAGCTACTTACAAAGTGGGTGGTGGAATAATTGGAAACGTTGGAGTAGGCCTTATTAACTCAATTATCAAATCTAGTGTTTCGTTATCAACTCTAAGTGGATTAACAGTAACTAACCTTACTGCTGCATCTGGAGGGGCTGAAGAAGAAAGCACAGATTCAATTAGAGCAAATGCCCCAACTAGTATACGAGCGCTTAACAGAGCAGTATCTCTTGCTGACTACTCTGCTTTATGCGTAGCTGCTGGAGTTTCTAAAGCAAACGCGGTAGCAGAGGTATATACAAGCGTAACTGTGTACTTTGCACCATCTGCTGGAGATATAGGATTAACTTCTATTTCTGGAACAACGCCTTCAGACGGGTTTAACACAAAAGCAGCGTCTCTTAGAAACTATCTAGTAGGAAAAATTCCAGCAAATACAACTGTTACGTTTCAACCACCAACTTATGTTCCAGTAGGTCTTATAGCTAGCGTCACAACGCTACCCCAATATAAAAACAGCCTTGTAAGCACGGCAGTGAGCGCAGCTATAGAAGAGCTATTTGATTTTGATAACGTCTTTTTTCAAGACAAGCTTACACTTAACGACATAATGAGGACTATTACTTCTGTAGAGGGTGTTGCGTATGTACAAGTAGAAAAACTTGTTCGCGCTCAAACAGGTTATGATTTTACATATACTGTTACAAACAAAGCCGCTTCTGGAACAGTTGCAACATTAACTACAGCAGCCCATACATTAACTGTAGGTAGTACCATTAAAGTTACTGGAATAGATACTACGTTTAATGGAACGTTTGTTATTACTGCAGTAACTGGAACAACAATTTCATACGCACTGATTTCTTCTGTAGTTTCAAGCGTAGCTTCTTCTGGAAGCCTTACTAAGCTAACTGTTGGCGACATTCAGTGCTTTGAGAACGAAATCCCTTACCTAGATACAACAGTCCTATCTCTAACTGTATCTGGAGGAATTGTCGCCTAATGTCACGGTATGGAGTCAGTACATACGGCCTATCTGTATATGGCCCAGACACAAATGTTGCGTATGTATCCAGTAGATTTACAGCCACCTCTATAGACTA